TCGAGTCTCTCTGCAAAGAGAGTAATACCAGAGATAGCAACAGTTTCTTCCTGCATTCTCTGATAGTTTCCATCCTCATGAATACCAACAAGACCTGTCTCTGCATCGGTTGTGAAATCGAAAGCATCGCCAAGACCATTAGCCTCGGATACATTGATGTAGTAAGCAACAATGTTCTCTGCGGCTGTGGAGTAGAATGTACCCTGTGAAATAGCACCTGTCATGATAACTGTGCCAAGACCGAGGAAATTCTCTACATAGTTAAGACCAAATGCGGTCTGTACTGTGATATTAGCCTTGCCAAGATAGTCTGATACATCCATAGGGTTGATGAATGTTACCATCTGTACCGCATCATCCTCGAAGAGAATCTGCATCTTGCCCCAAGCATTAGCAAGAGCCGCCTGTAAGCCTGTGCCTGATGCTGTAGCCGTACCTGTTGCGAGGAATGTAACAAACTGTGATCTAATGCTCTTCTGGATGTCGAGGATCATCTTCTTGTCTGTCTCATTTACAGCCTGATCGTAGCCGCCCTTGAGGATAGCCTCTGCTGTGGTAGCCTTTCTCCATTTCTGAAGGGTTGCCTCTGCAACAGTTTCATATGTCGTAGCATACTGTGAAAGAGGAATGATCTCACCTTCACCTACTACACCACTCTGTAATGTGCCTGTAACCTTCAGCACCTTCAGAGCCGTACCTGCTGTAACAGGAATCTTCCTCGTAACACCAAGCATCTTCAAGAGATTCTGAACATTCTCACCAAAGAGAGTCGCAAAATCTAACTCTCTGACCTTTGCCATCTGTGCTTTCTTGATGACATTGGTTTCTGCATCTGTAACTACATTAGCCATGATTTTTCTCCTTTATAGAATAGATTATTCGGAAATACCCGATAACTGTGGGAAAAGAGAAGCATTCTCTACCATAGCCTTCTGTCTTGCGACAGGATCGGAGATTGCTCTGATCTGCTCCTTTGTCATCGTAGTCTTCCCTGTGTTTGTCGGAGGATTAGCCGAAGGTACACCTTCTGTGGATTTGGTGGCAATGAAATCGCTCCATTCCTCTTTCAGTTTTGCCTTCAATGTCTCCTCATCTTTGATTCCATCCTCGGTCAATTCGATGCCGTTGATATCTGATACCTTGATTACGGAATCTATCCTTTTATCAGGAATTCCGATATCCTTCAGTACATGACGGAATGCAGATTCCTTCTTGGCTGTTGTCTCCTTGTTGGATACATCTGCCTTGTAATCATCGTATTCCTTCTTCAAAGCCTCGTACTTGTCCTTGTAGGGATCATCTCCATCCATCCGCTTCTTTAACTCTGTCAATTCATTCTGGATTTCTGGAAGTTTCTCGGCATTCGCCTTGTACCTGTCTCTCTCTTCTTTAAGAGCATCTGTTACTTCGGTGTGTGCCGCAATGATTTCATCTACCTTATCTGCTTCAATGCCCAGAGCAGACAGGAATTTTCTGGTAAATGCCATGTTCGAATCTCCTTTTCTTCGGTAAAATGTGCTTCTTTTATTCGATTCTATTTTCATTATATAACACAAATGAAAATCATTTTCAACCAAATGAAAGGGAAATAAAAGCCAAACAAAAACGGATGCCGCTAATCATCCGTCTTTGCTTTCCCATAAAGAATGGAGGTAAGGGATATTTCATGCCAAGCATTTAAGTAATTTTCATATTATCATTCCTTCAATGCCGCTTCAAGCATCTCTTTGTACTGTGCCTGATGTGCCGTACATCCGAATTGGATGAAATGCTTTGCAGGTACACCATGTGTATAATGCCATTCGCCATCTCTACCTTGAAATGCCCAAGGAGTAGACCTGCCTCCACCACCTTCGGCATAGATGCCTGTGCCGAATTCGTGATAGATAGCATACTCCACATTCGTACCGATATAGACACATTGCTCTGGTTGATCCACAGCACAGGAGATGCTGTTCTTGAGCCTTCCTGTATCGATTGTGCCTGTCATAGTGAGGACATTGGCTGATGCCGATGCCGCATCCTCTCCGATGGCTTCAAGCCATGCGTAAACCTTCTGCTTCAATTCGGCAGAGACCTCATCCTTGTGGCTTTCAAAATCAACCTTTACGACCTGTGCCATATTCTTGCTCCATTGTGTCTTCTACCATGTTCTTTCGGTAATAGATGTTGTGTAGTTTTTTCTCGATCCTTTTTCGCATTGCTTCTGGACAACCATCCTTTATTGTCCACCTGTTTCTCCTTGTGTGGATATACTCCATTTCTTGTTCCGTAAACATCACTATCATATCATCTTATACTCCTTCAAGAAATCTTCCATTGCCTTTGCGTAAGGAGTATTCTCTCCTCCTTTCCAAGCACAAAAGGCTTCGGCAAATAACTCATTTTCATTGGTATATGAATACTCGCTCTGACCATCAAGATGTAATGCTTTCTCTGCAAATCGTCTGCCTATTTCCGATTCGGTTTCGCCATTAAATGTTGCTATTGTTGCTTGAACATTATGCCCAAATTCATGGTCAATAATTGCTCTTAAATCGCCTGTGCCATTTACAAGATGTCCTGTAGCAACAGATTCGTAATGCAATTGGGCATAGAAATCAAAATCTTTCGCATCGCCTCCGAATGTGAAGCCTATTCCTCCATCTGCCATCAATGAATTGTCCTTGCTGTATCCTATACTGAATCTATATGTGCCTGACATTCCTGCATCTTCGAACATCTTCTGCCTGTACTCTAATACTTGCGGAAATTCATCGAGCAATTCTCCACATCTGTCTGTCATAATTCGCAGAAGATAAGGATCAACATCATCCATGCTTCCTAAACTTTGGAAATCAGTATTTTCTACAATTTCAATGTCTCTGCTATTTGCCCAATTATCGAATTCTTCTCTTGACATAGGAACAGTATTATCTTTGAGATTTTGGATATATTCATCTCTCTCATTTTTCCATGTTTCCAAATCTTCTCTAAATTGATCTCTTGCTTCCAGATAATCATCGTAATTTTCAAAATCATCTTTTTTCGGTCTTTCTGGCTTTTCTGGAATTGTGTTTGGAGACTCCTTCATATCTTCCAGAGACACCTTCTCTGGATTCGGAATAAGCATATCTGCCAATGATCGCTTCTCTGCAATCTCTTCCTGCTTCTGTGCATAGGTGTCCATAGAAGCAGATATCTTCTCATTCTCCTGTAGATTCTTCCAAGAATCAGGGAAATTCTCCTTCATGAAATTCTCATATAATTCTTGATCTTTGGAATGGTCTATGCCCATTAATTGAAGAGACATCCTGCACCTGCAATTGTATATCTCCTCTGGATCGCCATCGGGATCGGCAGGGAATCGGAGAGGCTTGTGGAGGATGCCTACACCAAACAATCCATTCTCATCTCTTACTGTGCCATCCAATTCGAGATGTGTCTCTCTTGTCCTATTGTCATATGTGGCAGACCAGACCTCCTCCATAGGAATGCCCTGTGCCTTGAGATCATCTGCCGCTTCTGCCCTGCCCATATTCTCTGCGGCTGTCATCATTGTCCTTGCATTACGCATAGCCGCATTCTCATCCATGTTCGTTACTCGCTGTAGCCTGTCTGCGATCTTATCGATTGATTCGCCCTGTATGATGCCCTGCGATATCTCCCGATTCATCTTCTCCCTGTTCCATTTCTCATCCGCATCGATATCCACCTCTTTGAGAAGATTCGGATTCTCCTTGATGATCTTCTGGACAGACCTTGCATTATATACTTGGAATGTACCCTGTGAGAGACCTGCCTTTTGTGCCGCCTCGAATCCAAGAGCCTCTGTGAAGTTATAACTCTGCGCTATAACCATCGGCATATTCCCATCCACATATGCCATTGCCGCTACATCGGCATTTACAGCCATTGTTGTCAGGGAATCGATTGTGGATTTATACTTATCGCTCTGTACTATGTGGCGATTACACCATTGGCTATACTCCTCCTGCGTCATCTTCCCTGCTTCAACCTTCGCTTCCATAGATGCTCTCTGCTTCTCGTAGCCTTCCATGAATTCGGTAAGTTTGCCCTGCATATCTTTAGCCGCTTCTGCATAAAGAGCAGATAGGTGATCTTCTATCTGCTCCAAATGTTTGTCCATTTTATCGGACATATAATCCGAATTGTATTTAAGCCTCTTCGCCATTGATCTCTGCTCTGCCGCCTGTCATCCTCTGCACATCTATCCTTGCCTGATTATCCAGAGCCTCTTCCACCTTGTCCTTGTCTCCCATGATAGTCATTATCTTCTCTGTTACATACTGATCGTCAAGGTACAGAGCAGAATTGACAAGGCTTGTGATCTCCTCTGTCTTATTGACGATGATTGACCTTGTGTATGTAGGCTCATCCTCTACTCCTGCCACAGCAAGAAGCCTTGCTATAAAATCACTTATCTCCGCTTCGAAGGCATCTAATTTCTCATTCAGAGGCTCATATGCCGCCTCGATCTGCGTAGCCGTTACCGCACCATTGGCGATATCGTAGGTATTCAGAGCCATAGCATCTCTGTATAATTGCTTCTCAAGCCTCTCAAGGATCGCTTCTCTTGAGGCATAAGGTACATCTACTGTTGTTGGCAATACCTGCTGATCGCCATCGGTCTGTGCCGCATGAAGTTTCCGCATCTTGTCCAAAAACTGTACCAAATCTGCATCATCCATGCCTCCTGCATTGGTAATTGTCCAATATACGAGAGAAGCATCATCTACCTGATTACAATATCCTGCGTTAATCAAATCGAAGGCATCAATGGTAGCCTTCAGAGGAATCAATTCGCTCTGCTTCCTCTCATTCGCCCAACAGGGAACAACAGGGAATGTCGGATAATTCCTGTACTCGTATATCTCATCACCGAATGCCTCTGTGGTCTGCTTTACAATGATGTATGGTCTCTTGGGAGACCTTACCATTCCTTCTGCGTGATCCTTATCCCATTGGTATTCGGAGAAGCCATCCATCTCGAACATTGTTGCTCTCAAAGGCTTCTGCATATCTACCTGCCAGAATCTCGCACCTGCCTTCAATGCTCCATCCTCCTCATCGTACAGAGGAGCAAATTCGGTGATCTTGTATATCTCCACCTTGCCATTGTTGTAGAAGCCAAAGCATTCGCCACCAACCTGTGCATTCCTTCCTGCCTTTATCAGTTTCCTGTCGAAATCATCGCCAAGAGCCTTCTCTCCTGCTCCTGTCTTCCATGTAACACCATTACCAAGAAGAGTAGAATTGGCTTGCATGACATCTCTGTAGAAGAATCTCGATGCCACCTTATGATTGGCAGAGAAGTAATCAGGCACAGCCTGTCCTGCGGCATTGAAGAGAATCTTCTCATATCTCTTGATGGTGGTATTCTGTCCTGCGAAATAATTCTCCGCATCGATTGCCTGTCTGTATATCGGAGATGCCTTATGCTCATTGATTAAAGCCTTGATGAATGCCATCCTCTCCAATTCGCTGTGATCGGCAATCTTGAGCCAATCCTGATATGTCTTCATAGGTTATCCTCCTTCGAAAATCTTCCCATATGCACATTTTAACACAAATGTCAAATGTTCAATACCCAAATGAAGAGGCAATGCCATCATCCTTCCTCGGATGCAGGATGCGTATCATACAGGCGAGAGAGTCTGGTGCATCGTCATGTTCTGCATACTCATTGTAATCCAATATCTGATCTATGTACTCTTGGTCTGTTCCCTGTACGAAGATGACATCCTTCCAATCAGCCTTGAGATGTGTAACGATCTTGATGTACTTGTTCATGGTCTCGGCATAGGTGATTACTCGCTCGCCCTTCTCTCTCAAGGCTTTAGCAAGGTATCCCTTGTCAGCATTGGTCTCACAGTATATCTTCCCTGCCAAGAGCCTCTGCCTGTCTGCGATTATCTGGTCTTCCACCTCATCTATTGCCTTCTGCCATAACCTGCCGTAAACATAGTATTTGCCCTGATGCTTCTTGCATACAGTAAAGGCTGTATAATCCTCGCCTCCGTAAGCGGCATCTATGTGGCAGAAGTTAGCATTGAGGATGTTCTTGATATCTGCTCCTATATTGGCATTCTCGAAGATGACATCCTCGGAGGCTATATGCTTCAATTCGTAGTTAGCCGCAAAGAGAGAAGGAGACATCGATTCCCTGATATCCTTTATCTCTTCCTCGGATATCAAGCCTGTATCCTTCCATGTGTAGATATGAGGCTCTGCCATCAGGATAGAAGCATCTTCCTTATGCCATGTGGTAAGAGTATTTACCATCTTGCCGCCTCTGTTGAGGACATTCCTCAATTCCTGATAGATTATCTTGGTCTTCTCTCGCTCTGCTCTGGAGATTCGGTCTTTGACATTGATAATGTCATCATCGAAGATGATATCGAAATGTCTGCCTGTCAAAGAGCCTCCAAGCGATATCGCCACCAATTGCGAAGAGCCTTTGGCATCGGTAACGAGATTCGTAGACAATTCTGTAGCATTGCTCACCACGAGTTTTAGGCTGATTCCGTATATCGCCTGTACCAATACCTGTGTCTGTGGCGATTCCAGAATCTTCCGTACCTGCGAGATGATCTCCTTTACATCATCATCGGTCTTCCTCATAAAGAGAATCCTCCTTGTCGGAAGGAGGATCATAATGATGGCTATGGCAATGGATACGCAGGTGGTCTTAAAAGAGCCTCTGTGAGCCTCTAATGTGTAGTCTGCCTTCCCTATGACCATTTCCCTTATCCACTCATTGTGGATGCCTACGAGTTTACTGAAGCCTAATAGATGGGCATACTTCACAGGTTTGTCTCGGAGGAATTCAACCGCTTGTCTTCTGGTTATCATCGTCTTCTCCCAAGACCATATTCTCAACCTCGTTGATGGTAGTCTGGTCAACCTCTGCGAGCATTATCTTGTCCACAGGTTTCTGCCCTGCTGTGTCTCGGACAATCTCAAAGGCTTTCATGTCTCCTGCAAGAGCCTTCTTGAATACGGCAACAGAGATAGCCTCTGATCCAGACATCTTCTCTCCCTGCCTGTTCTCCCACTCTCTCTGGAGCAATTCATCGAGGCAATCTTTGAGCAATTTCTTCTGCCTTCTAACCTCTCCAGATTTCCTGCCTCCTTTGGCGGCATTCTTTCTCACTTCACTCTTACTTCGCTTGGTGGTAGGAATCAGATTGGCTTCCCTCTTCTTTTTTCCATCAGGTGTCATCTGTCATACTCCATTCTGGCAATGCCCAATCAAGACCATATCGGTCAATTATCATGCGGAAATCCTCGATATCATGAGGATTACATGAATACTTCTCTGTACCATCATCCTGTACCTCTATCTTCACATGAAGCAATTCATGGAGGAGTAATGTACGGATTTGTTTGTCGGTAAATGCTACCACATTAGGCTCATATATCGTGATAGTGAAATCACAGGGAATCGCCCATTTGTACTTCGGGTTTATCCTCTCGCATTCTCCAAATACTGTCTTACCTTTGGATTTCTTCTCCTTATCGGAGGAGAGGAACATGATGGTAGCATCGCTCTGTCTTATGTCAGCCAAGCAAGGCTCATTCTGGATAATCTCATGAGCGATCTTGGCATACTCTTCGCTTATCTGCCTTGTTTCTTCCATAGGCAATACCTCCTCTATCATAGATTATAACTTCGGATATCCTCGATGACAATTTCTGTCCTCGGATTCTCCTTGTCTACGAATACCCTGCTTCCGTCATGGGAATAGATGATGC